GTATTCCAATGAAAGTTTTGTGCTTTTAATGCAAATGCATACTCACTGGCAAATGCTGTCTTAAGTGCTAGATGATATTTCTCGTCCATATTAAATTCCGTATTGATTCTTTGGGTGCTTTGCTACTGGACTAGTTTTATGTGTTGTATCGGGTTCCTTGCTCTTTTCCCAAGGTAATACTTGATGGTATTCAGTTGGAATAACTTTACGGACCTGTTGATACATATTGTGTTCTTCTTCAGTATAAGGATGTTGCGTCCAGAATTTACCCATCCAACTTTCGCTATCAACTTTGATAGGTTCTTTAGAACCATCAGCAGATGCAAGAGCCATGCCAGTTCTCATTTGATGATAACTAGGATACCATCCACCGGGGTCACGAACTTTAGCAATACCTTGATGAACAGCCGCGTGTTCCTCGTGGTGCTTACCTATTCCTTCTTTGATAAATTCTTTAGCTCTCATTATACACCGTATTGATTCTTTTTAGGTTTAGCTACAGGACTAATTTTGTATGTGTCGTGTGCTTCGTCACTAATACCGTCACTTAGTTTTGTAATCGCTCCGGCATTCATAGTTTTTGCCGCAGCCTTAACTTTATCTAATTCTTCTTCTGTGTATGCAGTAATTAATGGGTCACCGCTCATCGGACCTGCTGGAGGCATATCAGGATTGGCCATAGCAAGGCCAAATCTATACTGCATGTATGGGCTTCCGTTAGCCTTGTTCATACTAATATTAGGAATGCTCATTGCGTTTTTAATTGCAGACAGTTGTGAATGATGAAGTTTTTCACCACCTTTACCAGCCCAAGGCACATCCTCTGCTAGTTGTTTACGCATAAATTCTTGTGCTCGCATTTCTCTTATCCTATTATTAGTATATTTAACTGAATGCTCTTCTATACTAGTATTACCCCAGTTACCGCCCCAACTAGTTTGCATGCCAGGTTGATTTTGTCCTAGCGTTTCAGCAGTAGCTTTTTCTTTTTTAACTTTTTTAACTTTTTCAGGATGCGCACCTACTGCGGCAACTACGGTGTCAAAATAATGTTTTCCATTTACTTCTAAGTTAGGATCTGTTCCAGCGGCTTGATAAAACGCATCCATATCACCGGCGCGAGCGGCAGTTCTTAATGCTGTTGCACTACTAACACGTGGACTTGGAACATGAATAATTTTAGCAAAATTAAAGTAACCGTGATTGCTTTCTTTGCCATTATAATCGTTTAGAAGTTTTCCACTCCATGCCCAGTCAGTTTCGTCAGTAACGTAGGCAATAGTTGCTCCGTCACCTACTTCTTTATAAATTCTAGCCGCTAGAGTTACAATACTTGTTTCACCCAGGATATGACCAGCAACATCGGGATCAATTGCAGTCATCCATGCAGTTTTTGTATTAAAGTCTAATGGATCGTTTGGCCCAATAGTAGTTGGATTAGTTCCAATATACCAATGTTGCCCAGCATGTTTAACTGCTTCCCATACTTTAGCATGTCCTTGATGTGGAGGATTAAAGCGACCGAAACAAAATGCTACGGTTGCTTTGTGGTGTGTTGCTTCAAATAACTCTCTTAAATTCATTTTGCTATCCCAGGCGCCCAACTTGTGGGAACAATTTTGATGTTACCATATTTATGCTGTTTCTGAGCATAACGAACATGGCCTTCGCCATGCGTATCCCATATTTCTTTACGTGGTTGTGATTGAATAGCGGCATCTACAGTATCTTTCATGTTACGGATACCTTTGATTAAGAAGAATATAGCATCTAATCCACCAGGATGTGCCTGCGTCATAGCAATAATATGTTGTTGTTTCTTAGCACTAACACCTTTCTTAGTCATCCACTCAACAAATGTGTTGCCTGAAATAGAATTAAAATCTTGTTTACCTGTAGCGTGTAAATTGCTCATTTGATTAAAGAAAGGATAAAATATTCCGTTCTTATCTGGATCAGGCAAGCTGTTCATAAATCCATCTATAACTGCGGCATGTTGATTAGTATATTCAATCATGCTGTCAATAGCACTAGTATCAATTGCAGGAGCTTCATCTGTATAGATCGGACCTTGCACAATTAAGTTAGCTGTTTGATTAAACTCGCTGAAATCATCTTTTGGAACTTGTTCTCTATCACTGGCACCAAACGATGGAAATGTGGCATGCCCTACTACCATGACTTGTGCGCTAGCTATACGTTTACCTAAATCACTAGCGGCATCGACGTGATAGGTTGTGTGCGAAAGAGGATTAGGACTAAATTCCCATACACCTGCTGGATATTCTTCAGTAGGTTGCGTTAGTCTTTTAGGATTAGCCGGCTCAACCCCGAATAAGTTATCAGCATATACAAATCCTACAAAGTTTTTAGGAGTAGCGGCATCGAATAGGGGATATAAGTTTGCAAAGTTTGTAGCAAACTGATTGCGTTTTTCTTGCTCTTTGGGTGTCTTTACCTTGCCACTCTGATTGGCAATAAAATCATAAACGTCATGAGCATTATCAGATTTAACACCACGTGCCCATTGATTATGTCCTGCCAAAATTAAAGGACCGTTTTTAGTTTCACGGCCCCAATATACTTGAGGGTTACCATCCCACTTTCGTCTTATGGTAGTCTTACCTGGTTTTTCTTCTGCGATTTCTTTAAAATGCTGTAGTGCTTCTAATGTGCCAGCGGAACCTTTAAAGAATACTAAATGTTCTGGGTGGTTAAATGGTCGGCCGTAGCGTTCCATTGAATCATCTTCACTAGGTGATTTAGCTTCGCTGTAAAATAGCTCCCTTAGTAACACAATTAATCCTTATATTTGCCTTCGGCATGATGCTTTTTAAAGTCTTCGTGTAGTTTTTCACATACTTCTGCAAATAGTTGATCATCAAGTTCTTCAGGAAGTTCGCGAATAGGAAATTTTTTAATATAATTTTTGTAACTTTCTTTTACGGCATCTGCAAATATCTTAGGGCTGATTGTTTTTTTAGATTCTAGTCTATCTAAACATCTTGCTACTGATGGGAATACATGTCTACGATATGTGTCATCATCGTCATGCATAAAAAAAGCTAGGTCTTCGATTAGGTCGTAATCAATCTTATGTCCGCCAGTTTCGTCCTTTGAGACGAATTTTGCATCATCAAAATGTCTATGTTTATTTTCTAATAATTCTCTTATACGCATTTTTTGAGCCCTAAATTATACAGCCGCAGATAAACTGCGGATATACTATTTATCGGAAATGTTACACTTTGGTTGATGGCTTGACAATGCGTTCTATCTTGCTTATAGAACCGCCTAGGTGCATTTTAGCCATGAGCAACACATTATCACCTTTGACATAAAAATGTGTTCCTCCCCAACTGCGTGGGCGTTCTAGTTCTCTGATGCAACTTTTAGTTAGACGTAGTTTGTCCATAGCACTAGCCCATTCAATAAATTCAGGATGACTCTTGGTTGTTTTACCAAGAGTTATTCTGTAATCAAATGGCATTTTAGGCATAACAACTGTGCCTACTTCTAGCGAAGAATCTGGACTACTTACATACTTAACATTATCTTCATTAAGTTTAATTAGATAATTGATGTCTTTAATATTGTTAGTATAAATGCTAACCCAAGGACTTTCTACACGAATGTCATAGTCTTCCATTTTAGCAATGTAATTTGCTAGTTTAGAAGCATATCCAGAATCATCCTTTTTAGCCTTCATAAAAGTCTTTGCGCCAGGCTTCAGTAACGATGTTAAAACACCTTCTGCACCATTACGAAAAAGACCAGCATTACTAGTTACCAGCACAATTTTGTGCTGGTATTTTCCTCTAAATAAACTTTTAGTTGTTTTGTAAAACATCTTCTTTATTTTCGATTGCTAGCAATGGAGTCTTAGGTAACTTGGGCTTAGTTATTAACGCAATCTTGTTTTCTTCAATTGTGATAGTTAACCAGCCACCGTTCTTAAGATCACCAAACAACATTAAACGAGCAAGATCACGTTTAATTTCCTTGTCAATTACACGTTGTAGAGGACGAGCACCCATCTTAGCATCAAATCCTTTTTCAAGTAACCAATTAACAGCTTCTTTATCGATCTTAATTCGGATGCCTTTTTCTTTAACCTGTTCACGTAATTCGTCGACAAATTTGTTAACAATTTTAATCATTGTTTCTTTGCCTAGTTTGTTAAACGTAACAACACCATCTAAGCGATTACGGAATTCTGGAGTTAAGAACTTCTTCAAGTCTGCATCGCTATAGTCTTTTTCTTGTCCACCGAATCCAATTGCGTTTTTCTCAGCTGATTGAGCGCCAGCGTTAGTAGTAAGAATAAGAATTAAGTTACGGCAATCTGCTTTCTTTCCGTTACTTCCGGTAATAAAACCATTGTCCATAACTTGTAGCAATACAGTCATCACATCTGGATGTGCTTTTTCAATTTCGTCTAATAACAATACTGCATTAGGTGACTCTTGAATACTGGTAATTAGTTGTCCAGCATTTTCTTCAAAGCCAACATAACCAGGAGGGCTACCAATTAATTTAGAGATACTGTGCTTTTCTTGATATTCACTCATATCAAAACGTAGAAGTTTGACACCTAAGTTTTTAGCCAATGCTTTAGCAGTTTCAGTTTTACCAGTTCCAGTTGGGCCCATGAATACAAATGATCCAATAGGTTTAGTTGGACTCTTTAGACCTGCTTGAGCTACAAAAATCTTATCAACAATTTCTTGGATAGCAATATCCTGACCGTAGACTTCTGTTTCGATACGTGTTTGTAAAGATACTAAGTTCTCACTTTCTTGCTCTGCAACTTGTTCTTCTGGCATATTGACCATTTTGGCAAGTTCAAATTGAATTTCACGTTCTCCGATGATACGCTCATCCGCAAGTTTCAAATTAAAACGTGAGCATGCTACGTCAATTAAGTCGATAGCTTTATCTGGAAGCTTCTTATCTGTTTGATACTTAACTGACAATTTAATAGATGCTTGTAGCGCATCATCGCGAATCTTAACATTATGGAATCCTTCGTAGTATTTTTTAATACCTTTAAGGATTTGTAATGTCATTTCTTCAGTAGGCTCGTCGACAGTAATGCGTTGGAAACGGCGCATCAACGCACGATCCTTTTCAAAGTGCTTACGATATTCTTCCCAAGTAGTGCTAGCTACAACTTTAATGTTACCTTTGCTCAATGCAGGCTTCATCATATTAGACAAATCGTTAGCCCCATTGCTAGCACTTCCGGCACCACTAATCATGTGAGCTTCATCAATGAACAACACAGTCTTGCCTTTCTTAGCAAGACCTTTGAGCACTAATTTAAAACGTTCTTCAAAGTCACCACGGTATTTACTACCAGCTAGCATTGCACTAATATCTAAATTAAATACTGTGTAGTCTTTTAAGAATTCAGGAACTGCACCTTTAACAATGTTATATGCAAGACCTTCTGCAATAGCAGTTTTACCTACACCTGGGTCGCCTACGAGAATCACGTTATTCTTGCTACGACGACCTAATGCTAGACTAATATTTTCTAATTCATCAATACGACCGATAACTGGATCAATTTTATTTTTCGTAACTTGATCATTAAGGTTGGTTGTATATGACGCAAGTGCTTTTGCACTAGAACTATCTTGTTGGTCTTCTTCAATCTCGTCACTATTGCTATTAATGTAGTCTGAAAACTTATCTTTATCAATATTAGCTTGTGCAATATAAAAATTAGCCCATGACTTCTTTTCGCCCATCATGGCTAAAAAGACATCTGTAGCTTCAATTCGTTGACGTCCATTAAACAATACCTGTGTAAATGCACGATTAAGAATACGTTCTACGCTTTGTGTTTTTTTAGGCTTAACAACTACATCTTCGATAGTAATTTCTTTACTTTTATTATAAACATAGTTTTTAACGTTATCTTTTAGGACAGTGGCATCTGCTCCATATCCAGTAATACATTTGTTAAATCCATCATCGTCGAGCATTGATAATAGTAAATGCTCAATAGTAAGATATTCGTGATGCAGTTTCTTTGCGGTTTCAATTGCACGCTCGAAAACTGCTTGCAGATTATCACTTGGTTCGACCATCATACATCCTTATGTGTTATTATGTTTTTATTATACAGCAATCTAAACTATATTTAAATTATTTTGGTAACTTATTAATAATATCGTTTAGTCTCTTTAGTTCGTTTAGAATATTTTGGTCGTTTATTACAGGAGTTCTTAGGTTAACTACAGTTACAAATCTTCCTACTCTACCAGTATGAACATTTTTAAATCCCTGTCCGTGTGATGCAAATTCTGTTCCGGCTTCAACGCCGGCTCTAATTTCTAACTCAAGCTCTTGACCAGCAATATTTTTTACTTTCTTTTTGCATCCAATCATAGCTTCAATTGGGGTAATATGAATTGTTGTGTAAAGATCGTCGCCTTCTCTTCGGTAGTTAGGATCGGGCAATACAACAATGGTAACATTAAGGTTACCTCGAGGCATATGGGGAATAGAATCATCACCTAGCCCATTATACCTGATAGTATCTCCGTGAACCATACCAGCTGGCACATCAATTACTACAGTTTGTGTTCGACCGCTAGGTAGCTGATAATTTGCTTCAAGGTGTTTACCAGCAAATGAATCTAATAGCGTTATTTGGCATTGGATATTTAAATCTCTATTCCTTCTTTGACCGCCAGTTCGCATCTGTGCAAAAATATCTCCAAAAGGATGTCCCTGTGGGAACATATTACCAAACGGATCAAACCCGCCACCTGTGTTAAAATGGAATTGTGGACCACTGCCGAATTGTCGTTGTTGATCATATTCGGCACGTTTTTGGTCATTGCTTAGTGTGTCATATGCTACACTAATATCTTTAAACTTGGCTTGATCTCCGCCTTTATCGGGATGATGTTTATTAGCCAAGCTTCTATATGCTTTTTTAATTTCGTCTGGGCTTGCACCTTCGCTAACCCCTAGTATCTTGTAATAATCAGTCATAAAAACAGGCCCCATCTAATATAGTAATTATACTATCTTAAAAGGAGCCTGTCAAGTTTTTGGATTACTTTTTCTTAGCTGGTGCAGTATCTGGTTTTGTGCCTTCTACTTTAGTGCCTTCGGCTTTCTTGTGATGTTTAACTTCTTTTTTAACTGGAGCTTTGGCTTTTTCTGCTGCCATTGCTGATGAAGCAAACACGGCTACGATTAAAACTGCTAGTAATTTTTTCATAATATTTTCCTTAACTTACAATAATTGTTGCAAAAGCTGAAGATCCACCATTTGCTTGGTATGTTCCTGGATGCTCATCTGCATAGATCCATTGAAATCTTCCAGCAGTTGGAAATGTAACAGTAGTTACACTTGGCACGTTTATTGTGCCGGATGGTGCATTGGCACCTTTTACTTTACCAGAACCAGCTGGACCTTCTAAAATAAATTGAGAAGTTTCGCCTGCTTTAATCATAGGCGGATTCCAATATGCGTTTACTAATGACATTTAAATTTCTCCTTACAGTGGGGGTTGAGCATCTTGTGGGATTACTTTTTGCCCCTTTGCATTTACTGTTGGAGTATTTATGCTCATTGCTGGGCTTGTTGCAGTTGAATCGAATCCACTCGGCGCTGTTGGAGGTGTGCTTCCAAAGCCGCCTCCGCCAAAGTTACTTGGTGCTGGTGTAAAACCGCCGGTCGAGGAACCGAATCCTCTTGCCGCAGGTGCGCCAAATGCTGGAGCCCCGCCTGGTTGCGAGCCATATCCGCCATTATTCATCCCTCCAAATCCGCCTGTGCTCATGCTGTTACCCAACGGCATGCTTCCATATCCGCCAGCAACATTTCCAGTCATATTAACATTTTGTGTTGATGTTGATGAGGTAGATGTTGGATTTGCGGCTGTTCCTGCTAGTTTTTCTTGTGTGCGACCAAATGCTGAAATACCTAATACGGCACCCATTGCAATGTGAAACAGCCCAGCGCCTTGTAATGTTAAAGGATTCCATTGTGTAATAGGCACATGATTAATACCTTGCCATAGCGCCCATAATACTGGAAATACTATCATGTCAGCCATACAGATTAACATATACATCCAGCCCATTGCCGGACGCCATAGTTTTTGCATCCACTCTGCACTGCTACCACTGTCTTTTTCTTGTTCGTCTGCCATTTAGTTCGCCCCTTACATTATATGCTATTATTTATCACCTATTAACTCATTTTTATGTTGGTCAATAAATTCTAGCATACGTTCTTTTTTATGTTGTTCTTTAGCGGCTTTATAATCGTCGCTGACCCGGGGTATAATTCCAGTCCCTAATTCCGGATATCGTTCTATTCGATTTTGTATGATAACCGCAAATGTTCCAGCTAAAACAAACATGACAGCTAACAATGAAACTCCTAACCATGCTTCATCTCTTAATGCTTTCATACGAGCCGCATGTCTTTTAGCAATCACTGCTTCGGCACGCATTTTTTTAGTAAGAAGGACTTTTTGTTGCTCTCCCATGATTTTCATCATTTCACTAACATCAGTCCAAAGGGCACCTAGTTCTGGCGGAGCTTGGTAAACCATCATTTCACGTAGTTCAACTTTCATTTGTTCAAGTTGCTTTTTCATAATGACAAGTTGTAGTGCTCTACGTCCTAAACTGTCATCACCCTCGTATATTTCTTCACGAGCTTTACGTTCTTCTTCTTCAATAACGGCCATACACTTGTTCATGTTGTCGAAAAAGTCACCGAGGTAATTAGCTAACTCTTGATAAATGCCAGCTGTTTCACCTTGCTTTTTATTAAGTTCAATTACACGATTTTTTTCTTCTATGTAGGCATTTTTCTGTGCTACAGTCGCAGGTTTATCTTTGTGATTATTATGGAATTGATCGTCGAGATCTTTAAGGACACCTTTAATGTCGCCGGCAGCTCCTTTGATGTCTTTATAAAGCTGGCACCCTTTCTTAACTGCGGCAACCGCAGTGTTTGCCATCGCAAAGAGGGTAATAGGATCCAATTATGCTCGCTCCATAATAGTATACTATTATTTAAACAGAGCGAGCTATGAATTAAGTAGTGTGTTAATTAAAAGAATTGAAATACGCCCTGCGCTGATAGCAGGATACCTAGACCGGCAACAAAGAAACTGCCCCAAAACATGCTCATACTTACTGCTAGAATACTTGCAGATAGCACAACAATGCTTAATTGATATAGTGTGCTAGCATAACCAATCCATGGACTTTTCTTTTTAGCTTGATCACGTTCGGCTTCTAGCTTACGAGCTTTAGCCATTAGTTCTACTTTACCTTCACCTGTTGCTGGATCGCTTTCGTAACGAGCAATTTTAGCTTTTAGTTGTTCGACTTTTTTCTCGTCCTTGCGAACAAGTGCGTCATCTAAACTTTGTTCAGCTAACATCTGTTTGATGCTTTTTGCTTCATAAAATTGCCAAACATCATTAGCGGCAATAGTGTTATTAAGTGTTGTGCTTGATAATTTGCCACCATACCACGAATTAACTGCAAGGAATAGTGCAAATATGCTGATAACCATACCTGCTTTATCTTTTAGTTTTGCTTCGCGCTCTGATCGTGATCCTAATGGCGGTTTAACTGCATTTGGATCTTTTGGTTGCTTTGTGATTAAATTTAAAACTGAGTCAATTAGTGCCATATTCGCTCCTACATAATATGCTAGTATTTATTTGATACTATTAAATATTTTCTGTTGAGTATTATACCAGTTTATCCAGCTATCTACGTTGTCCTTGCAACTATAGTATGCTTGATAATTACCAGTTACGCTGTCAACAACATCGCTTAACTTGGTTGTTGTTGGATCTACAGTTCCTAAATCTGGACAAGCAGTTAGCATATCCTTAGGAACTTCTGGAAAAGTTTCCTTACCATGCGGAGTAGCCGCACAACCTACTAGGGATAGAATAGCAATAGCTAACAATATTTTTTTCATTTGTTAACCTCTACTGTAACAGATCCAGCAGTATATGGATTTTTGGCAGCTTCGTTAATAAGTTTAGGAACTACTGGGTCTAACTTACACTCTGCATTAATTTGTTTTTCAACTTCTCTAACACGCTCATGAACTTGTGCATAATACTCTACACGCACTTTTTGTTTTTGTTTTCTAACAGCATCTAATTTAGCATTAGCATCTTTGCTAGCCGCTTCTGCTTTATCTATTTGTGCTTGTTGTTCTTCAACTTTTTTACGCCAAGACATTTCGGTATCGTAGCTACCATAAAAGTATACACCTGCAATAATTAAAACTGTTGCTAGTATTCTAGCAGGTTCTTTAAGAGGTAATAAATTAGGGAAGAAATGTAATAAAGGTATAGCCAAATAAGTTAGCACACCAATACCAATTATCCCCAAAATAACTAAATGTAAAAAGCTATCAGGAATAAAACTTAACATCCACATAAATTATCCTTGTAGAATTTGATGAGCTTGTGCAGTATGTTGTTGGCGTTCTTGTAAACCTAAAGTTCCACCATTGATCTTTTTAGTTAATCCTACAACATCTCCGTTGTCGGCTAGCGCATTAAGATTATTACTTTCCCAGAACCAGCAAGCTGACTGCACAGCACCTTCAAATGTTGCTAAGAAATCTGGGATTTCTTCAACTGGTGTATCGATACTTTGAGCAAAACGGCTGTAGTTATCTTTACCAGTGATCTGTATTAGCCCACGACCGCAATAACGCCAACCGTCGCCTGATGATTCTGGACCGTTACCCATACGATTTGCATAGGCTCTGTTGGCAATTTGTTCTGGATGATGTCCGTATTGCTGTGCTATTTCAGGTGTTGGAAAGTAATGTGGCCATACCTTCATCAATGTTTCTGGTTTGTAGTTTAGATTTTCTGTTAGTGCCTTATATCCTGCACTTTCTACCATAGTCTGACCTAGAAAGCAAGCCACACGCTCTGGGGTATTAATATCGTAATCAGGTAATATTTTGCACAATGCTTCGTGCCAATGTTCGCTGTATGGGTTATTTTGTAGAATTGCTGTGCATTTCTCTACGCTAAAATCAAATGTAAATCCGTCTGCCATTATAGTATCCTTTCTAATGCTACAGCCCAGTTCTTGTTTTCAAAAACAAATGTTTTATCTATCTTTGTAATATTGTAATTACCGATAATTTTTGTTAAGAACATGACTTCAGCCATATCCTTGCTTTCTAATACAATTGGACCCTTAACATTGTTATATATGTCTTTCTTTAAACCACTGTCTATCACTTTGAACGATACAGCACCGCTATAAGGACGTTTAAAGGTAATGCTTTCATCTAACAATTTAATTTCGTCAGCATAACTGTTGCTGAAAAATTCTTGAAAATTATCTAATTTGTTTTCTTCGGTTGCTAGTAAGTATTCGTCTTTATCAGCTGGAATAGTATTTCTTAGATTTTTTTCAGTTGCTTCTTTGCTTTTAAAACTTTTGAAATAACGAAAACGCATTTCTTGACCACCAGTTAATTTAGATATCCCATCAAGCAATTCCATTAACTGTTTAGATATATGCTTACTTCTTTCAATTTCTACAAAAACTTTAAAAACACCATCGTCAGTTTCTCCAGTGCTAGTATCTGCATCGATTACAAATTCGTAACCCATCTCAATGAAGTTTTCTAAATCTTTGGCTGCCTCTTCGTTTTCTACTGTAAAACTTACAACAACAATATCTGCATCGTTGCCTATCTTACTTTTAAAACTATCAACTTCGAAAACATCTTTAATTAAGTATCTAAGGTCAGCTGGCTGTAAACTTTCATTAATCATTATGTGTCCTTAAACTGTTGGTGCTGGACTAGATCCAGCAGCCGGTGCAGCCGGTGCACCACCCATAGGTGCGGCTCCGGTATTACTTGCTGGCATAGGTCCGCTAGTAACTGCACTACCTGCTGGCGGTTTAGTGCTAGGACCTTCTGCTGACAAGTTCTCAGTTTTCATTTTATCCATGTAGCCTCTGTAAATATCAAAGGCTACTTGCTTAGGCATCTGTATTTCTACAATCCAAATTGGTTTACGATCTAATTTGCCCTTTTTAGTTCCTGGGCGTATATCACTTGGCTTTTTAATTTTGCGGGGTTCTAGCAAATGGCTCTTTTGATAAGATACTTTGCAACCCATTTCTGTTAGTCGTTTAGCGGCCACTGGGTTTGGCATCTTCTTTTCTTCCCACATAAAGCCTGCTGTAATCCAATGACGGTCTACACGAGGACCATAGGCTAGTTCACCGTCTTCCCAGTTTTCATAAACATACATATCCATTTGATCTAATACACGTTCAAAGTCTTTTAAGACAGCTAAACTGGTATTATTTTCATATAAATCGTCTATATTTTTAATTACATCTAAAATGTCGTGGTGCATGCTAAGTCCTAGATTATTCTATACTTATTTAGCTGGTTTGAAATCATAACATAACAGTTTATATTTCTGTAGATTCGTTAAATAATAGTGTAGGACCTCTGTAGTTATCAAAGGCGGTCACTACAAGTCTTACTTTTTCATAAAAGTAGGAGCAACTTTAATGAGTAAACAACGAGTGAAAAAGCGTTTTACATCAGAAGTTAATATCATTGATTTCCAGCCGTATCTTCCGGCAAAAAAGCAACGTGTGTCAATTCAGGCACGTAATGCTAATCAGAAATTATATCTCACTAAACTATACGAGGAATCCACTAGCATTGTGCTTGCTATTGGACCAGCTGGCACGGGTAAAACTATGTTAGCTGTGCAATTTGGTGTTAAATTATTTCAGGAAGGTAAAGTTGACAAGATCGTGGTAACAAGACCCGCCGTGTCCGTAGATGAGGATTTAGGCTTCTTACCAGGTGACTTAAACGAAAAGATGGCACCTTGGACAAGACCTATATTCGATGTCTTGGGCGAATATTATCAAACTAAAGAAATAGCAAAAATGCTAGAGGAAGGTGTTATTGAAATAAGTCCATTGGCCTATATGCGTGGCCGAACATTTAAGAACGCATATATAGTTGCAGATGAAATGCAAAACGCTACAATAAATCAAATGAAAATGTTGCTAACTCGCTTGGGCGAAGGTAGTAAGATGGTCGTTACGGGAGATTTAGCGCAAGCAGACCGATTGAGTGATAACGGTCTAATTGATTTTTGTAATTTACTCGAACAAAAAGAATACTTGGAACATATCGATATTATTCGATTTGACGCCAAAGACATCGAACGCCATAATGCCGTGAAGGAGGTGTTAGCGGTTTATGGAGAATGATATGATGTCATAAAAAAGGGCCCTTAGGGCCCTTTTTTTATAGGTAGTTTAATCTAATCAGTGTTGCTGATAAGTTAATCTCTGGATCGATACACATTGGATGATCGACCATTCCTTGCTTAATAATAAGAATTGCTTTATCTGGATCTTTAAATAGTTCTGAATTATTATAAAGCCAAGTATAGATTTCTCCAATTTCTTCCGGTCTAGCCTTGCTACATACTAGTTTACGAGCTTCTGTAATTTTACCAGCTTTAAATAATTCAATCATTTCATACTTGTAGTCTAGTGTGCCAGTATCTTCTTTCTGGGGACTATGCAATTGATTATCGCTAGTATTTTGTTGTAAAAGATTGATACATTTTCTTAAATCTGGATATGTTGAAGACACATACGCATCTAATGTTTCTAAATCAAACTCGACATTTTCTTCAACTAGGATAGTAGCCGCTCGAGCAGTAAACTCTGTTTGATCTAATTTAGAAAAATGTAATTGTTGGCATCGACTATGCAATGCCGGCACAACCATATTAGGACTGTTACAAGTTAAAATAAATCTAGCATAGTTAGAGTATTCTTCAATAATACCTTTTAAACTATCTTGCGCATTTGGACTTAGCCTATCTGCTTCGTCTAGCAAGATAACCTTAAATGGTCCCCATGCAATGCTTTGAATAAACGGCGTAATCTTGGTGCGGATAAATTCAATACCATTTTCTCGACTTGCGTTTACTTCCATGAAATCAGCATCCTCAATTCCAATCTCGCTAATTAATACCTTAGCCATGGTTGTCTTACCAATACCAGGACTACCACTTAGTAATAAGTGGGGAATTGATTTTTCCTTAATCCATGTTTCAACTTGCCTACGCTGGGAATTGTCTCTCCAAACATATCCCTCTATTGTTTTAGGACGATATTTGTCCACCCATAGTTCTATCATAAGCCTGACTTTTCCTTTTCTAAGAATTCGTAACTAATACTATATTCGTTTTTAATCATATTAATGATACTTTCTCTAGCACATTCTGCTACACTCATATCATAGGTAGTAGTTGCACATGGATTTAATATATTGGTATTTTCAATGTCTTTAATAATATGCTTGA